GAAATAACCCTAGAAGATGACATGGAAAAACTGATCGCTATGCTTAAACGGCACGAGGGGGTAAAAAAACACGCCTATAAAGACAGTTTGGGTGTGTTGACGATAGGATGCGGCAGGAATATTTCTGACACTGAAGAGCATCACGGATTAGGGATTAGTGATGACGAGATCGACTATATGCTCCAGAACGACATTGAGCGTACTATCAAGGAATTAAGTTCAGAATATCCGTGGTTTAACGACCTTGAGGACGGTGCTAGAAAAGACGGAATCATCAATATGCACTTTAATCTGGGACGATTTCGTTTTTCAGGGTTTAAAAAAGCGTTAGGCCACATGGAAATGGGCGACCATGACCAAGCGGCTCTCGAATTTTTCGATTCCCGGTGGGCCAGACAAGTAAAAGGCCGAGCCATAGAAGTAACTGACATGATTAAGACGAATACCTATGTTTGAATATTCCTGTAAAGTGAGGCGCGTGGTTGACGGCGACACNGTGGATTTAACCATGGATCTTGGGTTCTCAATCTTTCATAAAGCCCGAGTCAGGCTCGTCGGTATAGANGCCCCCGAATGTCGAAGCCTTGATTTAGACCATAAGGCNAGGGGAATGCTTAGTAAACAGTTCGTTNAAGACCGGCTAAAATCCGCCAAAGAAATCAAAGTGCTTACGGAATTGGAAAAAGGGAAATTTGGGCGTGTATTAGGGACGGTTTGGGCCGATGACCAGTGTATTAATGCTTTATTAGTGGCCCATAATCACGCGGTTAAGTATGATGGTGCGAATAAGGAAACTGTAGCTGAAGCTCACGCTTATAATCGTGAAAAATTAATAGAAAGAGGGGAATTTGATCCGGAGATGGTATAAGATTAGCTACGATTATATCTAACTACATGAGGGAATATGCGAATGGATGAAATTGATGTAATTCAATTTATTCAAAAAACAATTAAGGATAGACGAAATAGCGTAATCGACATTTTAGGAAATAACGGCATTAAGTCCATGGAAGAGTATCAAAAACTCATGGGAGAAATTAGTGCCTTGTCTTACATAGAACAGGAACTCTCGGGCCTGATAGACAAACAGGAGCAATTTGATGACTGACGTATCCACAGAAACTTCGATAAAAGACGCTTATGTAGANCCCCAGGAACAGGTCCTTGATCCTGATTCTATAGATCCCACTTTATTAGACCGTATGCCCCAACCAACGGGTTGGAGGTTGCTTGTCCTACCGTACAGAGGTAAGGGCAGAACTTCTGGCGGCATTCTCTTGACCGATCAGCAGTTGGATGAAGATCAGGTTCAAACAGTGGTGGGCTATGTGTTGAAACAAGGTCCCCTGTGTTATGCCGATACGGATAAGTTTCCAGATGGNCCGTGGTGTGATGAAAAGGANTGGGTGATCTTTCCTCGTTATGCAGGTTCCCGGTTTCGTATAGAAGGCGGAGAAGTTCGTATTCTTAACGACGATGAAGTGTTGGCTACTATCAAAAATCCTGACGATATACTCAGTTATTAACGGAGACTGCAATGGCGAAATCTAATAAACAAACACACGTAGTGGATGATGGGCAGGTAGACTTGGAATTTGAGGAATACGAAGAGAAGGTTGTGATTGCCGGGGAAGAGAAAGAACAAGTTGCCACCGAATCAGCAGAAGGGGGTGACAGTGAGGAGGAGGTTGAACAATATTCCGAATCGGTTCAGAAACGTATAAACCGACTTACTAAAAAAATGCGTGAAGCGGAACGGAACGAGCAGGAAGCCCTTGGTTATGCCCAACAAGTTCAGGCGGAATCAGAAAAAATCAAGACTCGTTTAAAGCAGGTGGATCATGGCTACATGTCCGAATATTCTGGCCGAATTGCTGCTGAAGAAAAGTCGGCAGAGGAAGCTCTTAAACAGGCCGTTCGCAGTGCTGACCCAGACGCTACGGTTTCTGCCCAGAGTAGGTTAACTGAGATTCAAGTTCAAAAATCCAAGTTGGAAGAAGCGAAGCGTGTTTCTGAAGCAAGGGCACAACACCAAAAAGCTGCACAGCAGCAACCGCAACCGCAGCAGCCCCCTCAACAGCAAATTCAACGGGACCCACGTGCGGAAGAGTGGGCACGTAAGAATAAATGGTTTTCCATGGCTCAAACTCCGGACCGGGATGTAGCAATGACGGGAGCGGCAAGAGCTATCCATGAGGTCTTGGTAGAGGAAGAAGGATTTGACCCTACGAGCGATGAGTATTATGATGAAATTGATCTCCGCATTCGGGACATGTTTCCGGATAATTTTTCGGGTTCGGAACCCGCTGCTAGAACCAACGGAACAGCAAGACGTGGCGCTCAGACGGTTGCTGGAGCTTCCCGCTCACGAACTGGACGTAATCGACGGCAAGTAAAACTCACGCCTAGCCAAAGAACTATTGCGGCTAAGTTAGGTGTGCCTGAATCAGAATACGCGAAATACGTTAAATAGGAGAATTTAGATGTCTACAAGCAAGAAAGGGTTTGAGGGCACCGCAAAAACTCCTCGCGCAACGGAAACTAGAGAAAAAAAGGCTCAGAGGAAACCTTGGGCACCCGCCTCTAGTTTGGACGCACCACCTGCACCCGAAGGGTACAAACATCGATGGATTCGCGCAGAAGCACGTGGTTTTCAAGACACGAAAAATGTTTCTGCCAGGTTACGAGAAGGCTACGAACTTGTTCGAGCCTCAGAGTATCCGGATTTCGAGTCTCCGGTTGTTGAATCAGGAAAATACGAAGGTGTTTTTGGGGTTGGAGGGTTAATGTTAGCTCGTATACCACTCGAAACGGTAAAAGAAAGAAATGCTTATTACCATGGTCGAGCCAGAGATCTACAGCAAGCTGTAGATGATAATCTGATGCGAGAAAACAGCCACTCTTCTATGACGATCAGTAAACCTGACCGTCAATCTCGTGTAACTTTTGGTGGTCCTCGTAAAGAGTGACCTTTAATTTCTTAGGAGATTAGTCTTATGGCAAACCAAGAAACTGCCTATGGTCTACGTCCTATTGGTATGGTGGGTAGTGGTCCCAATTCAACGGGTGTCACTGAATACGAAATCGCTAGTGGTAACACTAATGTTATCTATAATGGCGGAATCGTAGTTCCACTTAGCACTGGGTACATAGATTATGCAGGTGATACAGCGGGGGGTACAACTCAAGCACTGGGTGTTTTAACTGGTGTTATGTACCAAGACTCCGTTCGGAAGCAACCCGTATGGTTGGACTACTGGCCCGGATCAGGCGCAGTAAGTGTGGACACNAATTATCCTGTCCGCGCTTATATCGCTGATAATCCAAACCAGTTGTTCCAGGTATCTTCGGATGCTTCTTTAACCAGCCGAGCTACTGCGGTAGCAACTATTTTTGCTAACACTGATTTGGGAACATCTGCCCGTACCGGTTCTACCGATACAGGTAAATCCAATTCTCAGGCTAGTGTGTCGAGTGTTAACACTACAGCAACATTACCTTTGCGTATTGTCGGTATTGTAGATGATGACGCAAATAGTGATTACACCGCAGCGGGAATTCCCTTGATAGTACGGCTAAACGCTCACTTTAACGCTGGCACTCGTCGCTTTGATTCACAGACGACTGCTGACTCAACCGGTTTATAAGGAGGCCCTAGATGACTATTTCTCGCGCTCAACTAGCGAAAGAACTAGAACCCGGCCTGAATGCCTTATTTGGGTTGGAATATGACCGTTATGAAGACGAAGCAGCAGAAATCTTTGAATCTGAAAGCTCTGACAGAGCTTTTGAAGAAGAAGTGATGCTGTCCGGTTTCGGAACGGCCCCTGTTAAGAGTGAAGGTAGTGCCATTTCTTTTGATGACGCGCAGGAGACGTATACTGCACGTTACACAATGGAAACCATTGCATTAGCTTTTAGCATCACCGAGGAAGCGGTGGAGGACAATCTTTATGATAGTCTTGCTAAGCGCTACACTCGGGCACTAGCACGTTCAATGTCTCAAACCAAGCAGATTAAAGGTGCGACGGTAATGAACAATGCTTTTTCTACCGGTTCTCCCATAGGCGATGGCGCTGCACTGTGTTCCGCAGCTCACCCAAGCTTATCGGGTAGCCAGACCAACTTATTGGCGACTGCTGCTGATTTGAATGAGACTTCTCTTGAAGAGATCCTCATCCAAATTGCAGGATTTACCGATGAGCGTGGTCTGAAGATCGCGGTACGTGGTACTAAATTGTTGATTCCTAAAGAACTTCAATTTATCGCGGAAAGGATTATTAACTCTAATCTGCGTCCGGGCACAGCGGATAACGACATAAACGCAATGAAATCAATGGGAATGCTTCCAGAGGGAGCCGTGGTTAACCACTTTTTCACTGATGCAGATGCGTTTTTCGTTAAAACTGACTGTCCAAATGGGTTCAAGCTCTTCAACCGTACTCCGCTGAAAACAGCGATGGAAGGGGACTTTGACACTGGTAATATGCGGTTCAAGGCACGTGAAAGATATTCTTTCGGCGTGTCTGACTGGAGATGTGTATTTGGTACTCCCGGCGCATAGATACAGCAATGTATTAAGAAAAGGGCGGCATTCTTGTCGCCCTTTTTTTATTTGGGTATACTGATCTTGTTACCTGACTATCTCATCCCGAGATAGACACTAGCCACGACAGGAGACGCTTACATGGCTACTCATTTTAAAGGTCCAATTCTTTATTCCGCTGCCCGTAAAGGGCTTGAAAACCTCCAAGTTGGGGTTTGGCCTGATCAGTCGGTTTTGTACGATGACTTCACCGGTATACTTCTAGATGCTACCAATGACTGGACGGTGGTAAAAGACACCAGTGCTACCGCTGCTCTCTCGGCTGATACGGCTACAGGTGTTCTTGCTCTTACTTCGCAAGCTACTACTGATAATGACGGTGCTTCGATTCAGGGTAATGAGATATTTCAGTTGCCCTCGACTGCTGGAGAAAAACTCTTTTTTGAAGCCCGGTTCTTTGCTTCTTCTACATCCGGTTCTGGTGTGGGGCAGATGGATATTTGGATAGGGCTTTGTGAAAATTTTGCTACTAATCCTGAAGCTGCTTTTACTGCTTCAAACCGGATAGGTTTTCAGTTAGACGATGGTTCGTCTCTAACTCGATTAATCACAGAAGCATCTGACACAGAGACAGAGACAGAACTTGCTGCTGCTTATAACCTGACTGATGACACTTATGTCACTGTAGGGTTTATTGGCACTAAAGGTACAACTACTGATACGGTTCAGTTTTATTACAACCGACAGTTGGTTGGTACGCATACCACTAATATTCCCACTAGCTTGATGACCCCGGCTGCTGTCGAAGTGTCAGGGGATGCTACGGGTACTAAGAGCATGAGTGTTGATTACATAATGGCTGCGGTTGATCGTGGGGTTACCTACTAATGGCGACTAAAAAGGCTCCTAAGAAAGCGGCTCCTAAGAAAGCGGCTCCTAAGAAAGCGGCTCCTAAGAAAGCAACCGGGACCTTACCTCCGCCTAATAGTGCTGCTTATAAAGCAATGGTTTTACGTGGTGAAATCAAGGAGTAAGTTATGGCAGGTTCAGATACTTTTTCGACCTATATCGTTCCTGGTGATTTAGCAGCGGCTGATCCTAACGGAATATGTACGACCCAGACACCGGGGGGCGCAGGTGATTTGACTATTAACGGCGCTTTGGCAACTGCGGGGGTTGCTACGCTGGTTCCCGCTCGAAACGTCACTATTACTTCTGGTGGAGCGAGTGAAACAGGCAAAACTTTTACGGTTACAGGCACGGCTACAGACGGTACGGCGGTTACCGAAGCCATAGCAGGACCTGGAGTAAGTGCCACGGTTTCAACTACAGCTCTCTTTAAGACAGTCACACAAGTAGCTGTTGATGGTGCTACGAGTGGGTCAGTAACAGTGGGTTCGGGAACTACGGTCAATCAGGTAGTGTTTGCAGGACGTACTCGTTTACGGGGCATCTACTTTGTTAATAGTGCTGCGGCAGGAGTTCTGGACTTTAAAAACGGAGCCTCTAATGGCACGACGGTTATGCAGCTTATGACCTCGGGCACTGCCAGCACCGCCGATTATCCGGATATTCCAGATGAGGGGGTTTTGTGTAGTGATGGCGCGTATGTGAACTTTACGACCACTGACGTAACCGCCTTTACTGTGTTTTATAACTAAGGTAGATGAATAAGGAAGAGGCAATACGCAAAGAGATAAGGCAGTGGTCCTCCGTGGCACTGGAGCAAGTTAATCCTAATTTTTCCAATATGCCGCCGTGTCCTTATGCAAAGGCTGCTTGGGCGGAGAAAACGGTAGGAATTGGGTTTAAGGATTCTCCCGGCTTTCAGGACCTTACTACTATTATTTCCACGTTTGATGACCGCTTTGACATAGTAATTGTAGTGGATCTTGTGTTTAAAGAGGCAGAAGAGTTTCATTATTATTTAGAAGGGTTGAACGGCGCGATTGCAGAAGGGATCTTCATTGATAAGGACATCTGGTTAATGGGAGTTCATCCAGATGATATTGAATATGGGGAAGTGTACGACGTTGAATTTATATCAAAAACAGGCGATCCCTATGCCCTGATTTTTGTTCAACGCTTGAGTAAGCTGCATGAAGCTTCACAGAAGCTTAAAGACACTGAGTATTATGATAAGCACCTTGAAAGGTTTAATGGGGAAGATATCTATAAAACTCGTGAATCTTATTACCGGAGATTAAAAAATGGCACGTAAAAAGCAAGGCTATAACGCACGGCTGGATGAGTCGCTGGGAGAACGAAACCGGGGAAGTAAAAGCCAAAGTCTCAAATCCCGTCGGGACGAGAGTAAAGGCACCGAGAAAGCCATGGGAAAACGTGCTTATTCGGCTGTTGGAACTATGGATAAAGGAAGTCGCAGTAAACGGGCGGTACATCTTGGTGCAGCAGGAGCTGCTACAAAAAAGCGTTCCCGTAATCCAGAACTCACCCCCCAGCACAAGCGATTAGCCATGGGACAAAGTGTTCCTCAAGGAAAATCCCCTGTACGAATGCGTGGAGGCGGNGGCGCAGGAAGAAGGGGTGGTTAAATGGCAACGTCCAGTTCCACTGATTTTGACTTAGATGTCGCGGATTACATCGAAGAAGCGTTTGAACGGTGTGGCCTTGAGGTCAGGACCGGTTATGACCTGAAAACGGCAAAACGCTCGTTGAATCTATTATTGGCGGAATGGGCGAATCGGGGCTTAAACCAGTGGACGATTGAACAAACCAGTATCACGACGGCTTCAGGGATCAGGGTATATCCCGGTGGAACCCTGACCATGACGGTAGGGGCTTCTGGTGCATTTTCAGTTGGTGAAACCATTACCGGGAGTGTCAGCGCAGCTACCTGTTCTATAACAAACCTACCCTCTGCTACTTCATTCGCTATTACCATTCCGGTAGGACTCTTTACTACTGCTGATACCTTAACCGGTGGAAGCAGCGGTGCTACGACTACACTGACAGCAGCCGTTGATTTTGCCGATGTACAAAGCACTATTGATATTTTAAGTACGGTAGTACGGCGGAACAACACTGATTATTCTGTACCCCGGGTAAGTCGGGATGATTATCTGACCATTCCCAATAAAACTACTACAGGACGTGTAGATCAGTTCTTTTTGAATAGGTTAATTACGCCGGAGCTAAAAGTATGGCCTGTTCCAGATAACAATACCGATATTATTATTTTTAACCGATTAACCCGGGTTCAGGATGCAGATACCTATACCAATACGTTTGAGGTGCCTTTTAGGTTTTATCCGTGTTTGGCAGCAGGTTTGGCTTATTATCTGTCAATTAAACGAGCGCCGGATCGTACACAATTGTTAAAAACGATTTATGACGAAGAATTTGACAGGGCNGCGGTGGAAGACCGTGATAGGGCGTCCTTTACNATTCAGCCCGGTCTGTCGTATTCGAGGTTTAACTAATGGCTAAATTTGCATTAGGAAAGTTTGCATTAGGNATTTCGGATCGNTCCGGGTTCCAGTACAAGCTTAATGACATGAAACTGGAATGGACGGGGCTATTGGTCGGACCCGATGAGTGGGAAAAGAAACAACCCCAGCTCGATCCACGACGCCATGTGACTGATCCACAGGCACTTAAAGATGCACGGCCTAATTCGCCCATGGTTCTATCGGTATATGTGGGAGTGCCCAATGTCGCTGATGACGGACTCTGGAAACCGATGAATTGTTTTGGGCAGGTAGGTCAGGTAACGGTGACAACGACATAATGGCTTTTACATACGCACAGTTGAAAACAGCGATACAGGACTATACCCAGAATACGGAGACGTCTTTTGTGACCAATCTTCCTATTTTTATTCGTTCCTCGGAAGAACGCATCCTGAAGACGGTGCAATTAAGTCTGTTTCGTAAGAATTCTGCGGGGAACCTGACAAGTGCAGACGAGTACCTGTCAATGCCCAGTGACTTTTTAGCGCCTTTTTCGTTGTCCTATACTGATGCAAGCAGTGATAAAAACTTTCTGGATTTCAAGAGTGTTAACTTTATACAAGCCTTTAACCCTGATGTGGCTACTACGGGGGGTCCACGCTTTTACGCGGTTTTTGATGTAAACAACTTTATTATTGGACCTACTCCTGATAGCAGTTATGCTGTGGAATTGCATTATTACTACCGGCCAGACAGTCTCACCGCAGGAGCGGACGGGGGTACTACATGGCTCAGTACCAATGCGGAATTAACCCTGTTGTACGGGTGTTTAATTGAGGCGTATGTCTATATGAAAGGGGAGCCAACGCTCATGCAAGAGTACGAAAAACGATTTGGTGAATCCCTGGTAGCTTTGAAACAATATGGTGAGGCGAAAGAAGTTACTGATGACTATCGTACCGGAATGGTTATAAGGGAGAAGACATGAGGACCCCGGCGCTTGGAATAAGTAATGAGTTCAAGGTGGACGTAGTAACTACGCAGAACAGGGGACAAACCCCTGAAGAAGTGGCCGAACGATGTATAAATAAAATTGTGGGTATTTCGGCTACAGCAGATCCGGTAATCCGGCAACAGGCACAAGCCTACAAGACGCAAATTGAACAAGTAATTGTTCATTATATGAAGCAAGCGATTCAAAGTGACAGAACCACGGTTTATAATGCTTTGTTAGATGCCGGGGAACCCAAATTAGCCGACTTGATTAGGAGATTATGATATGGCTTTCACAGGAAACTTTATGTGTACCAGTTTCAAGGTAGAACTTATGACTGCTACTCATGACTTTACTAATAGTTCCGGCAATACGTTTAATATTGCCATGTACGATAACAATTCCTCTTTTACTGCGGCGACTACAGCGTATACAGCGACAGATGAAGTATCGGGAACGGCCTATGTAGCCAAAGGCAATACGTTAGTGAATGTTACGCCTACAAGTTCCAGCACCACCGCTTATACCGATTTTGGGGATTCTACGTGGAGTAGTTCTACCATTACGGCGCGAGGGGCGATGATCTTTAATGACACCGCTAGTGGAGATCCCAGTGTAGTGATTCTTGATTTTGGATCGGATAAGTCTTCAAGTTCCGGGGATTTTACGATTGTATTTCCAACCGGTGATTCTACGAGTGCCATTATCAGGATAGCTTAATATGGCCGGGGTAACAGTCACCCTTGAAGGCTGGGGCGTTGATGTTTGGGATGCGGGAGCTTGGGGAGAAACCAGTGCCGGTCAGGTAGGCACCGCTTCTGTTGGAGCAGCCACCGTTACTGGGG